TATGATTACCTTCCACCATTCTATTACCAAATTGCTTTTTCACTTTAGCATACTGCAAATGTAGTTTAGGGATATCTTTCTTTAAAGTATTCTTGAAATCGAAGTTATCTCCTATTAAGAATACTTCTTCTCCTTTAAGCTTACATTCCTTGTCAAACTCTACTATCTCTTCCGGTGTAAGGTGTGACTGCTTAGGTGCGCCCCAGTGTAAATCTGCTATTACGTGTATTTTTGTCATTTGTTCCTCGCTATACTCCCCAATCGGGAGTTTTCTGAGTGGGTTAACCACCTCATATTATCTAAAGTATATCCTTTAGAGCTTTCTATCCTGTCTACTGTAGGGCATAGCCTTCTAGTATACTCAGAATTTCCCCATATAATAAACATATATTCAAATTCTTTACTATCTAATGCCCAAGTATAAAATTCTTCTTTGGAGAGTAGTTCTTTTCCTTTATACAGATGAGCTTTTTTATACTGTATTCCCGTTACCCTCGATTTCATATTTCTGTATTTGCGAACAAGAAACCCTTTTCTAGTCTTTTCATACCTTCTAGTACAACTGTTCCCTGTTTTTAACCTGTGCTCTCTTTGTTTTTTTAAATCCCAAACCATCTAACCCCCTATTATTTTACTTATTTCTGATTCTTTTTTCTCTAGCTTCTTTGTTATATATTTACTCATTTTACTACCGAACATTCTATGGCAGTATGTCTGTTTAGTCTGGCCTATTCTATCAATACGTTTACGGCCCTGCATATTATCTCTAGGAATCCACGATTCATCATTAAACACAACATGATTACTTGCCACTAAGTTCCAACCTGTTGAAAAGCTTGAGACTGTAGCTACAATTGCATCTAGTTGTCCTGCTTGGAATTGATCTACATACTTTTGACGCAAAGGGATAGGAGTACTTCCATTGACTTTCTGGATCCTCCCTTTAAGCTTCTTGGAAATTATCTCTACTGGCTCCCTGTGAGCTGAATAGATCAATAAAGGTTTCTCCCCTTGCCCAATTAACCCATTACAATAATCAGCCGTTACAGGGGCAGTGAGGACCGCAGACTTCTTCTTGATAGTAGAGTCCTTACCTTTCTCTGCGTTAAACTCGTCCCAGAGTTCCTTCTCTTCATCCTTAGTCATTTTAGTTTTAATATCTACATCTAAGAATATCATCTCTTTTAAGTCTAAATGATTCTTTGCCAACCTTCTAAAGTACTTACCTTTCAATAATGATTTAAGTTCAGGAACATTTCTTAGACCTTCAAACTTGTTTATCCTTCTCCCCATCATTTCGAATTGAGTATGATTAGAGAATTGTTTTTGAAAGTCCCAGAAGGATCCTCCATAGACTCTTCCACTAGTTCCTTTAGGGTTGTAACCACAAAGCTTTATTTGAGAGTAAAACTCTGGGACATTATTATCAATTGGTGTACCACTTAGACCTATAAACCGTTCAGGTTCATAATTCTCTATGTAGTTATGGACCGCTAAAGTTCTATAAGCTTTAATGTTTTTAAGGTAGTGACATTCATCTGCAATTACAATGTCGGCCCAATCAAAAAGTTTCTCGGCCCATTTCAATTGCTCATAGTGCATTAGAACTATTTGTGTTTTAGGGTATTCTAAAAAGTCTTTCTCAGATTCCAATATTTTTACAGTAGGAGGATCAAAGAATAGTTTATTTATTTCCGATCTCCAATTGTATTTCAGGTAGGAAGGCACCATTATCAGGGCTGTTGATCCTGTTGCCTCCACTACCATTAAAGATTGTAACGACTTTCCCAAACCTTGTTCATCCCCTACAACACAGTAGTGTTGCTCTATCAATTTATGATAGCCGACTAACTGGTAAGGTTTAGGCCGAACTGTGACATTTAAAAGCATACTACTGATTGCCACTTAGTTCCTTATCCCACTCTACCATTAATTTCTCGAACAGGAGCATCATTTCTCCAATATGTAACTCGACAAAACTGGAATATACGTCATCGGGAATGTTGTGGTCAGAAAATATTCGACCTAGCATACCCTCAACTTCTATAGCTACAGTTTCTATGTATTTCTCTTTCATTATGAACAAAGTTCTGTAACTTTCTCAATGAAAGTTTCTAGGATAGCTCCATCTTCTGTGATAAACGCTTCACCTATCATCTCAGCACTTGCAGCTTTAGCTTTAGTTTGAACATCAACATTTGTTTTCCACTCAGGAGCTACCTTATTTAAGATATTAGCAAGCTCTAACCTATGAGGTTTTAAGAGTCTGTCATACTTTACTACTTTAACTTTAGTTGTTTTAGGTACGTCTTTAACTATATTCTCAGGAGTCCCTTCACCAATCCCTACTATAGAAGCTCCTTCTGGCTTAGTGTCTACTGGTTCGCTATCAGCTGTCTTTCCTTTAGGGATTGACTTACTACCTTTGCCGCTTCCAACCTTTTTACTATTAGTCTTTTTAGTTGTGCCTGTTTTACAAACAGTTCCTTCTTCGCCTTCAACTTTTTTCTCTTCCTTCTTTTTTGATCCAAGCTCTTTGACATAGTCTACTCCTATAAATTCATAAACTGCTACTGCTCTTAGAAATTTAATAGTAAACATTACAGAATTGTTAATGATTCCACCTTGAAAGAAAGTAGTTACTTCCCTACCATCTTCAATAAATTCTCTAATCTGGACCATCTGATTCTTCTCATCTACTGAGTAAGATTTTGTATCTCTTGAAAATCCTTCATCTCTTGCAATTTTCTCTGCCTTGTCTATAATTTTTTTGTAATCCATTATTGCTCCTTATCTGTTAAGATCATTTTAAAAGTTCTACCATCATTAAGTTTAGTGATTATTTCAAAAGTTACTTGAAATCCTGCACCTACTTTGTTCTCTAATTCTAATACTGCGTCTAAAGCTTTATCGGCAATTACTCCTCCAAATTCTTCTAGTTCTTTATCTGTCATTTCTTAATCTCCTTGAAGTTAAATACTCCATCCTCAATAACACTCAATGTATAATAATTTCCTTCCTTAATAGTGTAGATGTGTAAAAATTCCTCCTCACAAAGGATATCATCAGCATAATCTAAAAGGCTTCCACACTTTGCGCAGCCTTTACAACTCAGTCTTTTAGCTAACCTGAAACCTTGCTGCTGCTCATAATGTCCACTCTTTCTTTTAAATACATTGTTATAACCTCTGAAAATTAAGCCTTTACACTCACTCACAGTAAATCCCCTTCAGCTTCGAAAGCATCTGCGTCCATCATTACCAATCTCTTAGCACATTTGGTAAAAGTTTCACCATAGCATTGACTCCAATATTCGCAAGGCCTAAAAAAACTATCACAATAAGTCATGTTTTGCTTAGGTTCTTCTCCGTCAAATAGCTCTACAGATCTCTGCCAAGATACTTGATGTTTCTTCCTGGCAATGTCCATAATCTTATCATTTCTAGGGATAGCAATATCATAACTCTTAATGTTCTTCATCTGTCTTTGAACATAACCTTCATATGTTTCAGATGATTTTCTAATCAACTTAGCTTTAGTAGTTACCCTATATCTCATTCCTGCAAATTTGCTTGGATCTAATTTAAGATCTTTGGCAACCATTTGGAAATAAGATCCATAAAGATTTAACTGTGTATCTCTTTTCAACTTACTTAAAAGTAGAGGAGAGATTCTTGCTGCTGTCTTTAGGTCCACTATCCACCAATTACCCATTTTGTCTTTCATTACTACATCAATATAACCTATGAAAACATCAGTCTTTATCTCATACTCGCAATGAATTGCTTGTAATGCTGTCAGTTCATTAAGTTGATAGTACTTCCTACACATAGCTTCAATGAGAGCTTCTTTACCTTCACACTCATACTTCTTACACTTATCTTCAACTAACTTTGTCAATGCTTCCGCTTCGATAGTCTCATGGAGAGTATCTTCTAACACTCCATGAAAAGATTTACCAATGTTGAAAGCTTCTGTTGAGTTATCAGCATCAATATCAATCTTAGTTTTCTTAACCTTATAATGAACATACTTAGCTTCGCAATTACCAATTAGTGTACCTGAGGAGTAAGAGAGTCTGTTTGTTTCTCCTACTTTCTTCATAGTATTTCCTCATCAGTTAAACTTGACTCTACATCAATTTCTGTTTCTTGAACTTTTGCACCATACTCATCGTCAATGTAAACTTCTATTATATGTTGATTAGGGTTAGTCTTAGCATACTTCTCGTTAGTTGTTGGCTCCATACCCTCATAAGCTAACTTAATTTTCTGACCGATTAAAACTTTTTCCATTTTAAAGTTTAAAGATCCCGAAGAATTGGCACCGAAAAGATCTCCCTTCTCAAAACCTTCTATGTTTGATTCTTCAATCAAAATAGCATAACCGTTTTTACCATAGTTATCTTCATAAAGTTCTTCGTAAGTCCCTACAACGTACTCACCTTTATTCCACTTGTTCCAACCTAGATACTTTCTGACTCCACCCACCTGACGAAAATTACTCATAAATTACTCCTCGGTCGTTACCAACCATAATTGTTAATGCAATAAATCACTATTGCTGCTAATATTACTATTACTGCTAAAATTATCCAGCTCATTAAATACCTCTATAAACTTCTACAGGGAAATGTTTATCTTTCTCTGCTTGTGTTAAATCTCTAAATGAAAAACCGCAAGCTTGCTTTATATATCCTTCCAAGATCTCCCCTACTCTACTATTACTTACATTGGCATATATTGCCGCTTCAGTTAAAGTTATTGCCATTACTAATACTTCACCTGTTTTGAAATCTAAAACTGCTAAAGGTCTAGCACCACAATTAAGGATTCTCTTGCCTAAGTTCTCACCTGTTAGAACTGCTGATAGGTTATT